TTACGCTTTCGGCGGCTCTGTCCATATCGCGCCCAACTTTTGCGCCGTGAACTTTTCTACCTTGCCGCTGACAATAAGGCGGTTATGAGCTTGGAACATACGGACGGCGAAGGCCGTTGACGCGTTGTAAACGCCGTTCGCGCCCTCTACGCCGCAATGGAACTTCAAAGCGATAAGGGCGGCTTGAACCGCCTTCACGTCGTCGCCTTTTACAAGCGGCTTCGTAACCCTTAAAACGCGGCTGATCTTCATGCTCTTAATATCGGACGGCACTCCGGGCGCGGCGGGTTCCCCTGTACCTTCGGGCGGTCCGTCCGGCGCGTCCGTGGGCGCTGTGGGCGGGGCAGCGGCGCGTTCCTTCAATGTGGTTTCGATCCGCTCCAGTATTTCCGGCTTCAATTTCAGCTTGTCCAGCGGAATATTATTCGCCGCCGCATATGCTTTCAATTTGGCTACGGTCATGTCTTTAAGCTCTTTCATGCTAAAACCTCCAGTAAAATAATAAAGGGCGCTACGCCCTCACGTATCACCCTGCAAACGTGGTTATATACGTTTCGAATCCCTGCGCTTTCAGCTTCGTGGCCAGCGCGTAGGCGTTTTCCCGTTTTGCGAAAGCGCCGCATTGAACCCGGTACAAACTGCCGTCCTGTTTGACGATCGTTTCATGCCCTAACGCCTTTAACTTCTTTTCCAGCGCGTCGGCGTTCGTTTTTACCGCGAAAGCGCCGCATTGAACCCTGTACAATAAGCCCGAAGGCGTGGACGGCGCGGCGGGTTTCGGGGCGAACTTGTTAAAATAACCTTGCCCGTAGTCCGCGCGCTTTTTTTGAACGGCGGCGCTTTGATCGGCGGGTTTTTCGTACTGCATAAGAACAATATTCGACGCTTCCGCAACCGTCTTCGCAGTTTTAAGCACATTCATAACCGCCGTGTAGGTTTGAAGCTCTTTCCATAAAAAATCCATCTGTATTTTGAAGTCGCCTATGGATCGCTTCGCCGCCTTCGCAAAGTCAAGAAGCGCCTGTTTTCTGCTCCAGTATGTCCATTGCGCCAGCCCGTATCCGGCGCAATCCCGGACGAAGTTTGTATACGTCCCGTTGTCAACGGCCTTCGTATAGCTGTCGTCGGTCATGTTAAGGGTTTTTTCGTAGCTGTTTTGAAGGTTCGTCGCCTTCAAGCCGCTTTCGGCGTACAAATTACCCATAAGCCCGGCGATCGCGTAGTCGTTTAAGCCCTTACCCTTGAAGAACGCCCACATGGAAGCGTCGTCCCCGGTCGAAGGCGCGGGCGTGTGCGGCGCCGGAGGCGTGGCCGGGCTTGTCCCGCCCGTCTTCGCCATTTCCGCGGTAACAGCGGCGCGGAAGCTGTCCATGCTTTTCCCATGCTTCGGAAGCCAATGTCCGGGATCGGCATGGTTCGACGCTATACCGCGCTTGTAGCCCTCAAAATGGCCGATTATAACGCCGTCCGCTGCGGGGTTAAGGTTGAATTGCATGCAAAGGTACGCGCAAAGCTCAACGGCTTCTTGATACACCTTGCCGAAGTAGGCCGCGTCGGTTAAGCCGTCTTCGCATATCTCGAAGCCTATGTGCGTGTCGTTTACCGCGCCGCCGCCATGCCAGCCGCGCATATCCCACGGTAAGGTTTGATACGTGGCGATCGTCTTTCCGTCGCCCAAAAGCCCTATGAAAGCGTGGACGCACACTTGCCGGCCGTCCGGCTTTCCCGTGTTCCAATGGTTATTATACTGGTTTTTGCCTAACAAGCCGTCGTCCGGGCCTACGTAACGCTTCAAAGTCGGATTGTTCGCGCCCGTGCTGTGAACCATGATCCCCTTGACGGCAAGAGGCTTCCCGGCCTTGTAACAGTCGTTGTTTGTAAGTATCAGTTTTTTAAGGTTCATCTGTTATTCCTCCAATGACCGCGGGGATCAAGCCGTTTTTAAGCTCATAAACCGCCGCTTCAATAAGTGCGTTCAAGCTGTCTTCGTTCACCTTGAAGCCGTGATCCTGTAAGAAGTCCAGCACAAAGCCCTTCTTTTTCGCGCCCATACCCGAAGCCGTGAAAATCTGTTCCGCTGCGGCGACGGCAATTTTTACCCACTTGCATATTTGCCGTTGGTTTTCGGCGCTGATCTTGCCTTTGATATACGGGACTATAAACCCCGTAATAATGGCGGCGATAAGAACCGCCGCCGCTTCGACAATGCCCGTAATATCCATTTTGTTTTTACCTCCCGTTTATTCTTTGTCGAACGGCTGCCCGTCTTCGTCTAACCCGTGTTTATTCCGGCTGTTCTTTTCGTAAGCACTTTTGCCGGCGTATGTCACCATGTAGCCAATACAGGCGGTAAAAACCGCCACGGCAAGATCACTTACAGGTTGTTTGTCGAAGGCGGCCAGCGCCACGGACGCTATAATAACCGCTGTAGCGATAACCGCCGCCCATACCGCAAGTGCTTTCGAAAATTGCACTTTACACTTTTTTTCCGGCTTGCCCGGCTTTGCCCTTCGCGCTGCGCGGCGGCGGGCGGTAATGCGCGAATATATAGCGGCAAAGAATAACATTGCTGCTATTCCGGCAATAAGCCCGGTCACCGCGAATAATGCGTAGTACATAACGCGCCGCCCCCCTCTATAGAAATTTTGTGATAACAACGCCGATCACGGCGGCTACTATCAGTGCCGTAACTTGCGCTACCAGCGTTTTCCATTTGTGCGCGGGTTCTTTTTCCAGCGCCCCGATCCGCTCCCCCTGCGATTTTAAGCCCGCTTCTATCCGCTCGATCGAACTGTCCATGCGTTCGGTAAGCATTTTTACCTGAACCGCCAGCGCTTCAACGTTTGAAGCTAATTTGTGTATACCTTCGGTTATGCGGTCGTTGTCGTCGATCCGCTTGTGCGCTGACTTTGCGCTTTCCGCTACGGCGGCAATGGCCTTCGCGTTCTCAATAACTTGTTTTGCTACGTTTTCAGCGTCAAGCATTTACTTCACCTCCGATAACGCCGCAACCTCGGCGGCAAGCTGGATCACGTCGTCCGTTATAATGCTGGTTTTACTCATGCGATCGGCGGCAAGCTGATTTTGAAAAATAGCCGAAAGAAAAGCGGCGGTTTTTTCACCCGTCGCTTTCAAGTCCGCTATTTCTTCGCGTAACGCCGTAATTTCCGTTTGCGCCTGTTCGCCCGTGCCTGCGCCCGCTTCGCCGCCCGTCCTTTTGTGGTTTACGCTCATTCGAAGTTACCCCCGATCCCCGACACCCAACATTCACCGATCGCGTTGTTGCGCGAAACGGTCACGCGGATATTAAGGCCGGATTGTATGGCGTACTGCGTTTTGTTCTCGAATACGTGCGCCGTAGCCTGTAGAACGGACGTTGTAGCGTCTTCCCAAACGGGCGAAGCGTCGAAGGGGTTGTTGCATACTTCCACCTTGAATATAGCGCCTGCGGGGATCGCCCTGTGAATGACGATATTTACACGGGACGGGATCGCGTCGGCTTCCAGCGGCGGGGAGAGAACGATCGAAAAGCCGTCAACCCATTTTGTGAAGGTCATATTGCGAACGACGCTATTTCCGGCGTTGTCTTGCGCCGTGATTGAAAGTGTATGCTGCCCTAAGCCCAGCGAAGTAAAATTCGCCCCGGCCACGTTCGCCGTATTCTTCGCGCCTAACATCGCGTTGAATGTGCGGATCGTCTTTCCGTCCACCCGTTCCGTAGACGTTACGGGATCGTTGTCCGGGTCTGTTATGCTGTAGTCGTAACCAAACGGCGCGGTTTTCGTGCCTAAGTCGCCGTTTTGCCCGGATATTACGGGCGGCTGGTTATGGATCACGGCGCTGTCGCTCGAAGTGATATACGCGCTTTCCAGCGAACCGGAAACGGCCTTCACCCTGTACCGAACCGTATTCCACGTCGTTAAGACGTTATCTGCGTAGGACAGGCCGGAAGTCGTTGTCACTTGCGTATATGCCGCGCTGTTTATGGAGCGCTCCAGCGTGTACGTGATCGCGTCGCCGTCCGGCTGTGTCGCCGCGCCCCACGATATATTTATCTGCTGTCCGCTGTAGCACGTCGCCGGGACGGAAATTCCGTTCGGGGCTGTGGGTGGCTGTTTCCATACGATTTCATAGTTGCCCGAAGCATTGACATTATCAGATACCAAGATAACAGAGGACAGATTACAAAGCGGGCGAACCCCATAGTGGCCGTAGTACGCGCTGCTGCCGCCCAACGCCCCGGACGTGCCGACGTAGCGCACGCCGTACGAATACCCGGCATAAGGAGTACGAAGCCACCAATACCACGCTTTACCCGCTCCGTAGTTTGTGTTTGTGTAGCCATTTGAATTGTTCAAACATTCGGTTGTAGGATAAGCAAGGCGGCTATTATTATCGGCGGCGGTAAATAAAGCAAGCAACGAACCTTCGGCTATGCTGTTTTCGTTTGCAAGCCCTACTTCCGTATTCGAAGCAAGAAACATTTTCGATGTGAAGCTCTCATAACTGCCGCCGTCCGTAACGGTATTCTTCGCCACTGTAAGCGTCGTCGTCATAAGGGCGTTTACGAAGTCCGCAGGGAATATTTGCAAGAAGCCCGCCCACGCTTGATAATGATTGCCGCTCCCGCTATATGTATCAGCGTTCGGCGGCGCGTCGGCGCTGTGCTGTGCGCTGTACCACGCGCCCGCGGCGGCGTTGCTGTTAAGCCATTGTTGAAGGTTCGTTTGAATCCAGCGATTATTACCGAGGCTTTTACGGTTCGCGTCGGCGTTGCTTGCTTCCTTGCCGTCCACGCACATAATTTGTATGATCCCGTCCGTTATGAGCGTAACGGAATTCGCCGGATAACCAGAATGGTTTTTGTCTGCTACCTTGAAAACAATCTTACTTCCGAAGCGGGATTGAAAAGCCGAATTTACCGGAACTTCGATCTTTGTTCCCACCGCAAGCGTATTTAATGCTTTTGGCATTGCCCTTCACCTTCCTTTTTGAATAATCGGTTGTAATAGTGATCCATGCGCCGGATCAAGTGGTAACAATCCCCGTGCGCTGCGTGCGCCCTCCAGCTTTGATATGAAAGCGCCGCCTTTTCCGGCGCGCTCGTCCCTTCGTCCACCATAAGGCGCATACGTTTTAATTTGCGGCGCACATTGTTTTTTGACTTCCGGCGTATCTTTCGGACAACCCCGCCCGTTTCGGTAAGGTATGTATGAAAGCCCAAGAAGTCAAGACCGTTTTTCAACGGGAAAATGCCCGTTTTCGCGTTAAGCGTAAGCCCCAAGCCCTCGACGTGGGCTTGAATTTCACGTAGGCAATGGCGCACGTACTCTTTGTCTTCATGGATAATATAAAAATCGTCCATGTAGCGCCCGTAAAATTTTATGCCTAACTTTTCCTTGATGAAGTGATCCATGCGGTTAAGGTAAAGAAGGGCGAAAAGCTGCGAAGACTGATTGCCGATCGGAATTCCGACATTGCCTTCCGTGCTGTCGATTATCATATCTACCAGCCATAACACGCCGGGATCGTCAACGTGTTTGCGGATTAAAGTTTTTAACAAGTCGTGCTTAATGGAGTAGAAATATTTTGAAATATCGCACTTCAACACCCACCCGCCAACACCGTATAGCCTGTAAAACCTCCGCATAAAACCTTCCAGCCTGTCAAGCCCGTAATGCGTCCCTTTGCCCGTCTGCGAAGCGTAATTGTCCATAATGAAGCTGCGTTCAATCGCGGGTTGTAGGACGTTATCACATAGGGCGTGCTGTACAACCTTGTCTTTGTAACTGTTCGACATAACAATACGCTTCTTCGGTTCGTAAACCTCAAAGGTGTTGTACGGCGAAAGCGTATACTTTTTGTGTTCGATCTGCCAGCTTAACAGGTTCAAAGCTTCCAGTAAATTCACTTCGAACTTCGCCGCCGCTTCCTTCCACCGCTTGCCCTTCCGCGCTTCTCTGTAGGCGCGGTAAAGGCTTTCAAATTGGTAAACCTTTTCAAATTCGCCCATAATAAAAAATTTCTTGCCGTATCTAACGCTTGCCTTGCCCGTGTGCAATGCTCACGTATCGGCAATCATGTATTTGTCCCCGCGTGGTTACGGGGAACGGATATGCCTTCCTTTGTTGGTGTACTCTGTTTTCGGCCTTGCGGCCTACTAATTCGCGTTATTCACCAAAGCGGGCGAACCCCATAGTGGCCGTTGTACGCGTTGTTGTTGTTCAACGCCCCGGACGTGTTGACGTTGCGCACGTTGTACGAATTCCCGGCATTAGGAGCTATAAGGCATACCCCCGCGGTTCTCTAAGCTCTCATTTTATCCCGCTTTTTCCACGCGGCGGTCATAGCCTTTACTTCGATAACCAGTTTAGACCAATATTCCATACTGGAAAGCGTTATAAAGCCCATTTCCTGCGAAAGTTCTATATAGAAAAGAAGCTCCTTGCAATAGGTCAACGCCTTTGCTTGAAGCCCCTGCCGCTCCTTATTTTCCGCTGCGTCCCGCAAGTCTAATTCGTTCGCTTCCATGACGCAATCAAAAATATCTACCGCCCTATCCTGTATCCGGTTTACTACCGTGAAACGGTACTTTTTCGGGAACTTCGTTGTGTTGTTTGTCACCGTGAAGCTGTGTTTTACAAGGTCTTTCGCCTTCACAATTACCCCGAATTCGGACGGCTTTTCGCTCTGCCCCGGCATATAAACACCGCCCTTTCCTCATGTGTTCCAGCGCTTCCATGTCTTCCGCTCCCCCTTCGAGGTCGAACCCCGCTTCGGTCAAGTATAGTGTGGCCGCCCCGCCCGTAACGGTCGTCCCCCGGATTATTACGTGGTCGTCGCCGCAATACTCACAAGGCGGGGAAAGCTCCGCGAATATGTTTCCAATAACGCAAGATAATTCCGCGGGAAGACACGCGCAACGGGTCAACATTCAATCCGCTGTAGATCAGCGTTCCATATCCCCGTTATTTCCACGCCGTCCAAATTATCGAACTGGATTATAAACGGGTTCGTGTAAATATCATTGAAAAGGACGGCTTCGATCAGCGTTACCCGATCGGCAAGGTTCGTCACCATTGAAAGGATATGCGCGGCGGCGCTTTCGTCAAGGATATTCTGCAAAGACGAAAACCACGCATTGAACTGATTGTCTGATTGCATTTTGAAGGCGTTAAACCACGCGATCAGCGCGTTGTATTCAACGTCCGATTGAAGCCGCCTCGCGTCGAAGTATGCTACAAGGGCGGCATAGTCCGCAGCGCTCAATAGCTTGTATTCGTTAAACCACGCTTGCAACTGCGCGTTGAACGCCGCCGTGTCGATCTGCTGGACAACACCGGCCACAAGGCCGCACAAGGCGTTGTCTAGCCGCTGATCGGTTATATTTCCCTGTGTTATAGCGGTAACGCCCTGATTAACCATAATGTCGGCAACGCACAATTCGAACGCGTCCGCGTCGCGCTGGAGGGACGGCGGCGCGGGGTTCGCGGAAGGCGCGGATGATTTCACCCGCGCCGTTATGGTTCGCTCCGTCAAGTCCCAACGGATCACAACGCGGTCAATTCTTCTTAAAACGCCGTCCGCTGTCGAAAGCGTCAAGGTCAAGTCGTTTGTGTTCGTGTAAAAATACCCGTTGATCCACGCTTTGCCCTCTTTTACCGTGACATTCATTCCGCTGTCGGCTACTACTTGAAGCCCGGTCGAAGGCAGGGGAAAAACCCCGTTTCCGATAAACGAACCGAAGTATAAAGCCCAATCTTCGGCTTTGTACTTCCTGTCACCGCCCACGGAATTAAAAAAGCTCGATCTTTCCATGTGTTCACCCCATTATTTTAATATTTGCCGCAATGTATCAATGAGCGCGGGCAGGCTTTCCCCGAAGGTTATGTCGATTTCCTCTATGTTTCGCTGGTATATTTCCGCAATCTCTGTTATACGGACGTTTATTCGGATATTCCAGCGTTTATTAACACACGTCACCCGATCCCCTAAGTCGTAGTCTTCCTTGTACTTCAAATTGCTGTACGTGTTTACTTTGCTGGAAAAAGACAGGGTTTCGGCAAAGTGTTCAAGCTCCGAAGCGCCGCGTTGTAAAAGCATATCGCCGTATTGCGCGTCGGTCATGGTTACATCTTGCCCTGCGGCGTTCTTATAGGTCTGTGTAATGTCCGTCGCGTTTATGAATACCTCTTCCCGCTCCAGCCCCGCGGCGGTATGCCCTACCTCGACGACGCGCCGGGGCGCGTCCTGTCTTTCCTCACCGCCCACGAAGGCCGTTGAACGCAAGTTTTCAACGCTGTTCGTGTATTCCTGTTCTAAGATGTTGTCGAACTCTTGCGAAAAAATGCAAGGCGGGTTTTCGGTCTGATCCGCTGTTAAGTCTTTTCCGTCGTACACGCGGAAAAAATGTTCCCCCGCTCGGTTGTCCGTGACTATGTGAAAGCCTAACTTTGAAGCCTTTGCCGCCGTTTCGCAAGCAAGAAGGGCGTTCATAAACGGTTCGGACGCGTATTTGATGTTCGGGCGGGTAATGCCGGACAGGGGCGCAAGCATTACGCTATGCAAGCGCCGGGCGGCGTTCGCCGGATTTGTGATAGTTTCGGTCACAATCCGGCGTAGTATGTTTTGCGTGTTGTCCGTTGTTATGATCGGGGTTAAAAGTATTCGCTTTGCTATCCAGCACGTAATAAAGCGGCCTTGTACCTCTATTTCCTCCAACCCCTGCGAATTTTTCTTGATATTCACGTAGCGGACTTCGCCCGCTTCCGTGTCCCCGCGCTTCATAATAAGGCGGTTTTTTACAAGAAGGGCGGCGTGCCTGTCCGTAAAAGGCACAAGCAACTTGAATTCGCCGGAAGCCCAATAACGGCGCGTCCATATAAGGGACGTTATTTCGTCGATCACGCCTTGTAAGGTCATTTCCGCGTCGTATATGCGAAGCTCCATATATCACACCCCCAAATAGAAGTTATTGTGATACAAGCTAACTTCCAGATTTTCAAGGTTACTTGCCGCGTCGTAGCGGAAAAGGTTGTCGCCTACGGCAAGCTGTAAGTATGAGCTGTCCACGTCCAAATAGCGGAAAGCGTCGGTTGTAACGCCGTTTCTGCGGAACTTGACTTCCTTTTGCCCGTACCCCGTGTTGACGGTCAATACGTCCCCGGCCTCCATTGTTATATTTAGCTTGATAAATTCACCCGTAAGGACGTTTAATAAAAACGGATTCAAAACAACGCCAAGCGCCCGGAAGTCTATTCGAAGCCCCGCCCTAACGTCGCCGCGGTTGTAGACGTTTACGATCAAAGACGGTTCGCGGAAGCCGATTTCCCACCCCTCCGCGTCGTCGATCTCCAGCCCGTCCGGGAAGGGGAATTCGAAGCCGTTTGTCCATGAAGCTATATCCTCGCGTACTTCGCCGTCTTCACTCCAAAACGGGTTAAGACAAAGAAGCTGTATTGTATACCGCTCGAAAATCACTTCCCGGCTGTATACGGGCGCGTTGTCCACCTTACACCCGATCACGCGCTTAAAATCGCCGTTTTCGTATATAAGTGTTGCTTCAAAGTGCGGGTTCATAACGTGGTTGAGCCTGCGCCGAAGCGCCTGTACTTGCCCTTTGTCCCGTTCTTTGATGTGTCCCACGATCTCAATGTCGCGGCTTTCAATACGGTTTCCTAAATACGTGTCCCCGTCCTGTCCCATGCTGTTTATGCTGTATATGGCGTTGCGAATATCGGACAGGCCGGACACGTCTTTGAAATTGATGTGATAAATAGAAGCGCGGGAAAAGGTTATGCTTTCCCCGCGCTCGTTCATGTAGGTAAGTTTTTCGATCGCGCCGCTCATGCTAAAACCTCCCGCACTATCAGCTTGAAATTTTTAGCCGCTTCGCGCTGCTGGGCGGCGTAGTTGGTTTCTTTTGTGTAAATATTCTGTGTTACACTCAACCCTCCGGCGTTCCCGCGCCGCCCGTTGCCGGCCGCTTTTTCTTTTTCAGGTACAACTGACTGCGTGGCCTTGCGGATCGTCTTTTGCACGTCCCGCATTTCGTCTTCGAAGCCCACGGCAAGGCCAGCCGCCATAAACTCACCGATCCCGGCGAATACCTTTGAAGGCGACGCTATTTGCATTTCCTGTTGAACGGCGGCGACAATCGCCCTCATCATGGATCGGACGTTGTTTTCAAGCCAGCTTTGCATATTTTGGAAGCCGTCCCATATGCCGCGTACCATTTCTTCGCCTGCGCTCACAAAGTCCTTCTTAAAGCTGTTTACCGCCGTTACAATGGCGGTTATCACTTGCGGAACTTTGCCCGTGATTTCTGAAATGCCGTTCACCATGCCGGACGCTATGGCCTTGTCCATGTCCACGCCTTCGGACGTGAACTTGCTATGTTCGGCTACGAAGGCGGTTATAATGGCTTGCGTTATCTGCGCCACTTTGCCCGTGATTTCTGAAATACCGTTCACCATGCCGGACGCTATGGCCTTGTCCATGTCCACGCCTTCGGACGTGAACTTGCTATGCTGGGCTACGAAAGCGGTTATTATCGCCTGTACGATCTGCGCCACTTTGCCCGTGATTTCGGGTATTCCGCTTACCATGCCGGAAGCTAATTGCTTGTCGAAGTCAAGCCCCTGTTGGTTCAAGCGTTTGTTTTCGCCTGTCAACCCCGTTATGATCCGCTCGACGACGGCTTTTACGGCTTGATCTAACTGTGAAATATTCGCTATAATTCCGTCATTTACGGCTTTTACGGCTTCCTTCGCCGTGGCGTTTCCCGCCGTGTCCATAGCCCCGGTCATACTCTTTTCCACGCCGTCCGCTTCATCTTCGAAGCCTACGCCTATGCCTTCGGCCATGTAGCCGCCGATTTCGGCGAAGACTGTTGAAGGGGACTTGATACCGAAGAAGGATTTTATGCCGCCTAAGATTTTACCGCCCACGTCCTTTACAGCGTCTACAACCGCGCTTGCGGCGTTCAAAATGCCATCTTTTAATCCCATGATCAAGTTAAGCCCCGCCTTCGCAAGCTCCGGCAATAGCCCCGCAAACGCCGTTACAATACCCGTTACAATTTGCGGGACGGCCTTTACGATCTCAATTATGATCGTCGGTAAGTTTTCAATCACCGCAACAAACACTTTCACGCCCGCTTCTATGATTTTGTCAATGTTTCCGATTAACGCATTGACAATTCCCATTATTATTTGTGGGATCGCTTCTACGATTGTAAGTATTATTTGCGGCAAGTTTTGTACAAGTGTAACAAGAAGATCAATGCCCGCTTGAATAATAAGCGGCCAGTTATCCATAAGCGCCGTTATTATTCCGTCTATGATAACGGGGATCGCGTCGACAATGGACATTACAATGTCCGGCAACGCTTCGACAAGCGCTACAAGAAGGTCAATACCCGCTTGAATTATTAGCGGTATGCTCTCCATGAGCGCCGTAATAAGGCTATTTATGATCGTGGGTATTGCTTCAATGATAACGGGGATCGCGTCTATAAGCCCCTTCACAAGCCCTACAATGAGTTGTAAGGCCGCGTCAATAAGCAAGGGTATATTTTCGATCAGCGTCGCCACGATCTGCATTACAACGTCTACAATCGTAGGAATAAGCGTCGGCAAGGCCGCGCTGATACCACTTGCCAGCCCTTGAATGATCTGCATAGCCCCTTCAAGAAGGGCGGGAAGCGCTGTTATAACGCCCTCTACCAGCGCAAGAACTATTTTTAAGGCCGCGTCAATAAGTAGCGGTAAATTGCCTACTACGCCGTCCACAAGCGCCTTGATTATGTCCGGCGCTATTTCGGCAATCGTCGTCGCTATCGTGTTGAATATCTCCAGCACTCGCGGGATCGTGTCGCTGATTGCGGCAACCGTCTGTTTTACGCCTTCGGTTATCTGCTGCCCTGCGCCTTCCGTCCCATTTAATACGCCGACAAGCCCTTCCGTTATTGACGTGAAGCCCGGCAAAAGCTCCGCGCCTATTGCGTTTTTAATGCCCGAAAAACTACGCTTTAGGTCGTCCAGCATATCGCCGAACACTACGCCAGCGTCTACGGCTTCGTCGGAAAGGATCATGCCTAAGTCGTGCGCCCTCTGCCGTAATTCTTCCGTTCCCTCGGCGGTTTGGTTAAGCATAGGCATAAGCTCCATACCCTGCTTGCCGAACATTTCAAGCGCGATCTTTGTTTTTTCCGCGCCTTCCGGCATATCCTGTAGGCGCTTAACTACAAGCTCCATTGCTTCCTCCGGGCTTGCGCCCTTTATATCGTCAAAAGCTATTCCAAGCCGGGAAAACTTTGCTGTTGCCGCGTCATTTCCCCGCGCCGCGTCTTCCATAGCGCTTTGAAGGGTCTTCATACCAACGCCGAAGCTGTCAATGCTTGCGCCGTTTTGCGCTAATATGTAGTCCCATTCTTGAAAGCCCTCACGGGAAAGCCCTAATTTCTGCGAAGCTTTGTCCACCCTGTCGCCAGCTTCTGCGGAAGCCATACCCATATCAAAGAGGGCTTTCCCCGAAGCTACCGCCGCCGCACCCACGGCGGCCATTGCCACGCCTATGGCAACGCCTACGTTTTTTACTATTTCACTCATCTTCGAAAAGTCCGCGCCCGCTTTTTTCGTTTCGTCGCCCGTGTCCTTGATCGCTTTTTCGAAGTCTTGCGCGGCCTTTTCAGCGTCCGAAAGTTCTCTTTCAGCGCCCGAAAGCCTGTCTTCCGTCCCCTCGATCTCTTTTTGGGTCTTTATCATTTCGGCTTTTGCGTTGTTTAGGGCAATTTCCATTTCTTGTATTGCCTTCGGGTTCTTTTCTGTTTGGTTATTGAGATATTCAAGGGCTTTTTCGGCTTCCTCAACTTTTTTACTCTGTTCGTCAAGTTTTTTTACTAAAACTTCTTGCTTTTTCGTCAAACCCTCGACGCTTTGATCGTTCTTTCCGAATTCGGCGGTAACAACTTTCATTTCCGAACCAATCAACGTAAGGTTACTTGCTATTTCCTTGCAAGCCGCCTTATAAGCCGCTTCGCCCTCCAGCACAATAGCCGAACTGATCTTGCCTTCCTTCGCCATAGCCTTATAACCCCCCTAAAGCGTAGTCTATTTCGTCCACGCCCTCCGGCTTGTCCGGCGCGAACCGATCCGGGTTAAAATCCCTGTGTATTTTGAAGAGGGTTTTAATTTTATACGGGGTCATTTTCCACACGTCCCGCTCCGGCCAGCGAAGCAAGGTAACACCGATATAAAGCAACCGGGCAAGGTCTACACGCCCTCGCCCGGTTGTCCGTTTTTTCCCGCTTCGTCCTCTTCCGCTTCGTCGCCGCTGTCGTCCGTGGCAGGCGGCGGGTCTGTCGTCCCCCTGTTCCCGTAGGTAAAAGCCTTGTAAATGGCCGTTTGGATTTCGGAAATATTGCCGTTGTGGATCATCTTTCCTACTTGCTGTTCCGTCAGCGGTTCGGCGTTATCGTCCGCGCCTTCGTTCAAAAGTAACGTAAAAAGCCACTTAATGATCTTCATGCGGCCTTTTCCGTTCATTGCTTCCGTTAAACCGTCAAGGCTTCCGATCTTGTCTTCCAGCTCGTCCATGACGTTTAACGAAAAAAGCATTTTGTACTGTTTTCCGTTAAGCTCAATAGGCATACGCCCGTCTTTTATCGCGCTCATAAAAAACGGGGAAGCCCGTTTCGGCGGGCTCCCCCTGTCCTCCCTTCAAATTGTGATAGTTTCTGTCACATTTTACTGCGTTGTGGTTATGTTCGGCTGCCGGACGACTGTAAACCACGCCGCCGCCGCCGTTTCGTCGGGAAGCGCTACGTGTTCGGCTTTCCAATAACCGTCTGGGCGTTTAATGAATTTGCCCGTGATTTCCGGCGTGCTAAACTCCAACTTGTCGCCCTTTGTGGCGTACTTTTCGTTAGGCACGGCAAATTTAACTTTATACAGCCAAATATACTTATATTGGCCGCCCGTCTTCTTTGCCCGGAAGCCGATCGCGTAGTACGGCGGTTCGTCGTCTTCCCCTGCGTATACTACCATGTCGTCGTCTTGCGTTTGCCCTAAAAGCGCCGCAAGATCGGTGGGCAAAAGGTCGTTTACCTTTAGTTTAAGCTCACCGCTTACGAACTCTTTTGCGATTTCGTCCGCGCCGTCGTCCGCGTAAAGGATCGCTTCGGCTACCTCTACGGACAAGTCCGCTTCAATGGCCTTCGCCATTCTAACGGGCGTTCCGTATGTTTCAAGGCCGTCCGCCGCTGTTGTTATCGGGGCGCGATACAGATCGCGCAATCCTACCGTTGCCATTTTTTCATACCTCCATAAAGTAAAAGTCGATCGGAACGTGATAAAAGCCCGTTGCTTCTTCGTAGATTTCCGCATTTACGGTTATTCCGAAGAACCCCGCCGCCTTCAAAGCGTTTTCCGTTCGCCGAAGTAGGGCGATATAATCACCCTTTGCGTAAATATCAGCCCCGTAATGGTGTTCGTAGGCTGTCGCGTCGTCGTCCGCGAAGGCGGTTTCCTGTCCCGTGATAAGCTGGAATGTTATAAACGCTTCCGCTTTCCCTCTGTACCGCAAGCGCTCGACGGGAACGCCAAGCGAAAGCAAGGTAGACTTTAGAAGGCTATCAACCCCCGCTTGTACGTTATCCATTTTGTTTTTCCTCCCAGACTTTCCGCATAGCTTCGTGAACTTCCCCGCTTGCTTTTGAGTTTGCCGAAGCCATCCAGCGACGACCGGGCATTGTCGAACTTCCGTATTCAAGTGTGAATCCTACTTGCGCGTTACTTACCGCTTCTTTAGGGTCAAATGTTTTACGTCGCGCAAGTCCCGCCGCCATGCTACGCGCTGTTTTGAACTCTTTTACGCGCCCGCGGCCGCGCCCCGGCGATCCGTGTGGCTGGTTTCCTTTAGGTTGAATAACAATATATCTTCCTGTTATACTGGCTTTAACGCTTGACCACTTAATAGATCGCGCAAGTGTTCCGATACTGCGGCGGCTTCCGGGCATTGATTGAATTTCTCTTCTCCATGCGTCGGCCAGCACTTCCGCGCCAGCTTTCAGCATATCCGGCGCGAATTTTTCTGCCGCTTCGCTTTGTGCAAGTATCATTTCTTCCACTTCTTTGAAGCCCGACACGTCAAATGTCGCCACCGGCCGCGCCCCCTCTCTCTGACAGATCGGAAAGCGTCAATTCGGTATATTCGCCGCCCGTCTTCGGGTCAATATAGGTTCTTAAAACCCTGTACCGCTTTCCGTTATATTCGGCCAGCGTTTGCCCTGCATACTCTTCCGTGAAAACGTCGAACTTTAATTCCTCGGTATACCCGGCCATTTTCGCCTTGAAGAATTCGCTGTAACCTACGGACTTTTTGTTAGCGTACACCTTCACGGGCATGCCCTCTTCGGTTAAGCCGAATCCGTTTTCGTTCGTCGCGTCTTCGTAGTCAGCGGGGATCGTTTCGCTTATAAGCGTGATTTCGTCACTCCAGCGCATTATAATCACCAGCCAAACTTAAAGAACACTTCAAAAGGTCGTAGGCTTTAATAAACTTGTCGCCGCCCTCGATATAGCCGAAGTGTCCCTTGCAATACAGGATCACCGCCCGTTCGATAAGGGGATCGCCCGCTTTCGGTTCTTCACCGTCCGCGGGCGGCTCTTTTTCCGGCCATTTGATCCCCGCTAACCGCAAGTCGGCTTCGGCGGCGGCAATTAAGCCTTCTATTTCGTCGTCGAAGGCCGCGCTTTTCAGCCGCAAGGTAAGTTTAACTTTTTCAAGCATTGCCGCCCCTCCTGTCCTTTTTACGCCGATTTCTTAACGACGACAAGCGAACCCTTGTCAACGGTTTTCCCGTCCACAAGCATAACCGCCTTCGTCACTTGATCGTCCGTGGCGTGGTCTTCGTAGTGCTTCACGCCCATAGCGTAGTTTGTGTTTAACACGTAATCCGTGAAGTTAAACAGGAAGGCGAAGGCCGTTCCCGTCGCCATGCCGGACGTGAAGGACGTTACATAGTTACACACAACCACGGGGCGGCCAAGCAATGAGCGTTCCGGCCTTCCGGCGATCCCGTAATTCACGCGGCCTATGGGCTGCCCGGTTTCGTCCGTAAGCCCGTAATACTGCATGAACGTCTTTTTGCTCATACACCACACCGCGCCGTTTTCGTACTCAATCGGCAAGGCCGCTTCCGCGTTGATCAAGTCTTTGTACGACGGGACGGCGCTGTTGATTGTCTGCCCGGTTTCCGGCGTTTCGGTCAATATGCCTTTCGGCTTGCCTGTGCCGTCACCGTTTACGATCGCTTCTTCAAGCGCCTTTGTCATAGCCTCCACCACGTTATTCATAAGCGTTGATTCAAAAGCCGAAAGCGCCATTGTGTCCACTTCCAGCGTAACGGCGACGGCACAACGCAGTTTATGGTAAGCAAACGAAAGCGATCCCGTTGTCTTTTTCTGCTTGTCCGATCCCGCGCCTTCCGCAACCCATGTCGCAACGGGTTTCGCTGTGGACGTGGGGATCGTAAGCCCGCCCTTGTAGGCCGTCCGCGTCACCAGCGGAAGGATCATGCCTACGGCTTCCAGCTTCTCAATGATTTTGTTTAATACCGTTGTAGGGATCATTACCCCTATGTCCGATGTTTTGGTTATTGCGGCGGCGCGGTATTCTGCGGGGATCGGTTCGGCGCGTAAGACGTGCGCCATAAAAGCCTTCCGGTATTCCATGCTTTCCAGCGGCTCGACGTTACCCGCTGCCCGCTGTTCGCCCGGCGATCCGGGGGACGGGAACGTGCGGACGACGGACGCGCCCGGCGCGCGGCCCTCCGCTATGGACGTAAGCAAGCCGGCGCGTTGTTCGTTCGCGGCGATCAATGCCGCTTTCATTTCTTTAAGCTCTTTGACTTCCTTGTCAAACGCCGTTATTTGTTCGGCGTTAAGCTCCGCGCCCCTCTCTTCGATCTCGCTTGCGATTTCAGCAAGTCGGGCTTCGATCTCTTGTAATGTTTTCACTGTCAAACCTCCAATTTAATTTTTAATTGCAATAACTGTCTTTGCAGCGCTAACGCCTCCCGCCTCTCTGCTTCGATCACTCCGTCGAAGTAGGAACGCGCCGCTATATCAGTACCAGCGTTCGCCGGATAACTGACTGCTGACACGTCGTAAACCTTTTTGATCTTCAATATGGTTCGCGTCCGTGTGTCTTTGTTGTAAGCGTTTTCGGACACCCGGAACGCCCACGACATTTTAGTAATAAGCCCGGCGCTGATCTCTTCGTAAAGATCAAGCGCCGCCCTGCTCTTTGATAAGTCGGCAAACATAAAAAGGCCGTTTGTATCGGCCTCGATCCCAAGCGTTTTATTTGTAATACGCGCAAGCACCTTCCCTTCGTGATTGTATTGCATGATAACGTCGGATAAATCCGCTTCGGCAAGGGCGTTTCGGTCTACTACCTCGTAATACTTCACCCCTTCCCACTCATAAAGCACGTAGGGCGCGTCAAACTTCGTCGCGTAGCCCTCGACATAGTTTTCCGTGTCAAACCTCTTTGTGTGCCCCGCCTGTGCCAGCGCCAGCGGAAGGGTCATCGCCCTGTATTCCCGATCCTGTATCTTCGGCATTTGCGTTAAACTCCTTTCCTAAGTCTTCAAGGGCGGCGTATTCCTTGCGTATGTAGAACTTTTCGCCATCCTCGACGTGAGGTAAGCTCCATATATCCATAACCCCGTTACGGCTAAGTAAGCCCCGGTCGAATAACTGCGTTGATATTTGCAGCTTTGTATTGTTGCTTGCGTATTGAAGGCGGTTCGCCGTGAATAATAGCGCGTTGCCGTGGGCGATTTCCCGCGGCGTGTAGGTCATGTTCGATAAAACAAGGGAAAGCTGGAGCGCGAACGGCTCAATTTTGCCTTCAAAAAAAGCGTTGAACCCCTCTTCGTCGTATTTGTTTTGTAAAATATCTTCGTTTGTCCCGAAGTAGTGGAACACGTTTTCGTTGATTTGCTTCATCTGCGCGGCGTTGACCGTGAAGGGCTTGCTTTCGATCGGCGTTACGTCCGAAAACTTATTGTCATAGATAATCATGCCGCTTTGATTATCAGCGGAAAGGTTTTCCTCGGTGAACCGCTTTCGCTCTTTCGCTATGTCTTCCGGCGCGATCATGTTTGCGATTTTCGCAAGAAAGCGGATCGTTGCCGAATTCTTCACGCCGTTTATGATCCCTTGATTATGCGTAGCGATTAACTGCATTGTAGGCCGTAAGGCGCGGTTGTTTTCTCCGAAGAAGTCGTCCGAATATTGATGTTGCGTCATAATCCCCACGCGGTCAAACTCGATCGCCGCCCGCTGCCCGTTTGTGAACGTGTACCGCAAAAAAAGCGTTCCCTTGTCGTTTATGATCTCGCAATTTTGCGGTAAAAGCGGGTAATACCCCGCTATGAACCCGGCTTCGTCCTCCAGCGGAATAATGAAGGCGTTGTTGTTGACGGAAAGGATTGTCGCCAGCCTGTAAAGGAACTTCGACGTGTCCATAAACGGGTTCATACGGAATTGCAAAGTGTTTTCAAGCGTTTTGTAGGCGCTCCCCCGTACCTCCGGCTTTAATTTACTGCAAAAAGACGCGAAAGAATGGATCGCCGCCCGGATCAATTCCATTTCATAAAGACTTTCGGGCGCGTTCGTCCACACGGGCGCGTACCCTGTGAACATTTCAAAAAAGCCTTCGGGCAGGGCGGCGGGGCGCTGTGGCTTTTTCGTCGATCGGTTGAATAGTCCCAAAATAATCACCCCGTATTCTTTAGCATTTCGCCCACTTCACCAAACCATTTTTGACGGACGGTTAAAGCGTCTATCACCGACACAAAGCCGTCAATTCTGGCGCGTTGCTCGATTTTGACAGGCCGGAACTTGCGCGTTTCCATGTTGTGCTTCAACGCGACATTCAAAAAATGGGCTTTTAGAAGGTTATTGTTCGCAATGAAGAAGTTTCCGTCCTTTATAATCCCCTCAAACTCACGGATCACGGGTGCTAAGTTTTCACCCTGCCATACATCATCAGTATGGAAGCCGTAAGACTTCAAGTCGTCAATAAGGTATTGGGCGCAATAACGGTCGTAGCCGATTTTAAGCACGTATATTTCGTACTTTTCTTTCAGCATTACAAACCAGTCGTAAACGTCCTTGTAATTCACGTGGTTGTCGCCGGACAGCTTGACAATACCTTGCTTCACAAATATGTCGTATGGTACGCCGTCGATCGCTTGCGCCGCTTCAAGGCGGTTCGCGGGCATGAAGAATTGACAGAAAGCATATAACTTCCCGTCCCGCTCGACGATAAGCGAAGCCGCCGTAAGGTCTGTTGTCTGCGAAAGGTCGATCCCGCCCACGCCGTAAGTATGCCGGAAGTCTTCAAGCGTGACGTTCGCGCCCGTTTCGTCCACTAAGCCGTAATCCAGCCACGCAACCGAAGAATTTTGTTTTATATTGCAATATTTAACAAGGAACTCACGGCGCTTGCTTATGCTTATATCGGCTATGGCTATTTCCTCACGGAAGAACGAAGGGAACACGGACACATCCATGTTCGGGTTCGCCTTTTTCAGCTCGTCAAGGTCATTCCACCGCTCCACGTCGTCGATCATATACAGGATCGGCAATAATCGGCGTTCTTTGCTACCACCCTTTAAGAACGCCGTTGAACGCTTCATAAGCTCGTCGTATATGCCGTCGTTCTCATAACCCGCCGTGCTGATCGACAATATGAACGGCTGCCGCCGCGCCCCTAAAGCGGACTTCATAACCTCATATTGCTTTAAGCCGCCGTCGCCGCGCCAGCTTGCCACCTCGTCATTGACTACTAAATGAGGGTTGAAGCCGTCCGATTTTTTAGCGTTGAAGGCAAGCGGCTTTATGGCCGTGTTGCTTTCCTCTATGTAAATATCCGAACGGCGCTTCAGGGCAAGCTCCGATAATTCAGCGTCTTTTTTTATCATCTGGAAGAAGTTGTCGTAAACTATGTTCGCCTGTTCCAGCTTCGGCGCAAGGCAATAAACCTTCGCGCCGTATTCGCCATCTAAGTAGGACATACAGGCGATAATAGCGGAAGCAAAAAGCGTCTTCCCGTTCTTACGTCCTATGACAATGAAGACTTCGCGCCACACGCGCAAGCCGTCGTCGTCTACAATACCGAAGATCGCCGCAACTATGGCTTTCTGCCATAACTCCAGCTTTAACAGATCGTCCCGCCCTTCGCAATGACGGCAAAAAGCTTCTATAAAGCGGACCGCCTTACTTGCCTTCTTTGTGTCGTAGGTATATTCGCCGCGCTGTAACCCCTCGACGATAGTTTTATAGACGGCAAGAACCCACTTGCCGGCCACAAACTCCCCGCTCTCTATACGGGAATGATAATCGTATATATAATTTGTCGCAGGCATTATTCGTCCCTCAACGCTTGCAACGCGCTTTCCTTCTTCCGCACGGGCGGCGTAAGGTCGGCAAGCTGTTTCATAATAACGGCGTGGTTCTTCGTCATAGCAATATGGGTTTTTACCGCTTCGGACTGTTTACGCCCGGACTGGTTCGCGCCGTTTTGGTATTCGTCCGTGTAGCCCTCTTCGTTTATGATCCCTTGTAGCTCTTCCAGCGAAACGGACATGAAGGCCGCCGTGCGTATTAGGCTTTCGACGGTCTGTAACATATTTTTGTCTAAGTCCTTAAAGACTTTTTTTAGTCTGCTGATCTCTTTTTTTATTCGCTGATCTTTCGTGTACTCCCGCTTTGTTGCCAC